GCGAGAGTCGATCAAATCGTTAGGGAAGAACGCTCTAGTAACAAAGCGGCGCTGCAAATCTATGGGGAACCGTGCGCCAAGATCTAATGTATCTGCAAACTGATATTCAGCAGAAGACAAGATGTCGCCAAGCGTGTCAAACGAGCTGATGGCATCAAAATCTGTTTCATCGTCAATGTTGTTGCTGCCGTCAATAATCAACGCATCTAGCACCTCGTCATAAAAACAATCCGTTTTTGTGCCTTGAAATGGTGGAGTGTCTTGATCTTCCCTGCGAGTCTGAACAATTAAGCGTCCAAGCGTGTCGGGAAAGCCTGTAACAAGAACGCTTGCTGCGTTTACGCTTTTGTTTCCTAAATCATCTTCAAATTTGGCAAGGTATTCACCAGGAAGTAGCGGCACAATGGCCTCAGTTGAGTTACCAGCAACAGCAGGTATTAAACCAACAGAGTTCGGCCAAGTCCCAGTTCCGTCAAGCAAGCTGCTGTGCTTAAGATGAACAAGTCCGTTGACCTTTACGTCTAGGTCTACAGTCTGATCCCAACGCAGACGAGCACTGTTAGCACTGATGGCTTCAATCGACAAGTTCTGCACATCTGCAGGCACTGCCGTCTTGCCGACAAGCGTGAACGTTGCTGTTGCGATTGTACTTTGCCTGCCTATATAGTTACGGGCCAATACCTGCACGCTCAACGTTCCAGCACGCAACCCTCGCAGTGTGACTGATGGATTGCTGGTGGTTAAGGTAATAAAATTATCGTTATTTATCTTGTACTTAACTAAGAAGTCGTTTACATTGAGACGATTGTGGCTCCAGCTGAAGTCAAAGCCCGTGTGGACTGTCTGACCCTCTTGATATAGAAACTCAGTGCCTGTAAGACCTTCTGGAGCATCAGGCGTGCCAGTAAGAATACTAATATCTCTCCTGGTCAGCGCAATGTCTTGTTCAACGGCTGCGTAAATCGATTCGTTGTAAGAAACAGCACTAACGCCATAAATACCATCGCCTGATTCAGCTACTGACAGCACACGGAATTTTTGGACCTGAACGTCGGTGGTATCGATCATGTAAACGGCTGCCGCGTTCGGCGCTTCACTAAAAGCACTGCTGACGGTAATCGCTGCTCCAGAAATACTGGATATTGTTCTGGTCTCGACCAAGCCTGTAGGCAATAAAACTGAAAGAGTCGGGCTCGCTGCAAGACTTACCGACAAATCGGTGTTGCTATCAATCGTGACAACGGTTGTTGTTGCGGAACTCACTCGTCCGCTTCTGCGCGTCCCAGCACGCATTGGATCGGCAATATCAACCACCATCCCTGGACGAAGAATGATGCCGCTTTCAATCGCAACTGCAAACTCACAAGTTTCAGTCAGATTCTGCTCAGACAACAGAGCCCACTTGCCCAAACGATGAGCCTGGCCCTGGCTGTAACAACCAATCGCCTTGATGTCCTTTTTGATGATGCCGTGCTTGGCAACAGCAGCATGATCCTCTACATATTCATATTCAAGATCGCCTCGGTTGTCGTATGACTGCCAAGCCACCACAGCAACCGTGTGACGAGCCTTTTGTGAAGAACCTGAATAGGAGAACGTTCCATCCACCACGTTGGACGGGCCAAGCAAGTATTGCGCATCGGTTGGCTTGTCCTGCAGCAGCACTAACGATCCAGAGCCGTAATACGCAATGCCACGGAAAATGGCAGTCAGCTGCTGAATAACGTTGTAGACCTCATCACGACTGTTGATAAGTATGTTGAGACTGAAGCGTGGCTCTTGACCGCCTTTACCGTCATCTACAAGCGTGTTGCAATACTGACTAATTGCGAAAAAGTCGTAGCGGTCGAGCGTATCTTCTGGGACACCGGCCCCATATCGATCGTTAATTAACAAGTCATATAGGCACCAAGCAGGGTCATTCGTCCAAGTTGCAGCCTGAAAAGTACCGTCCCAAACACCTGAATATGTAATGCGTCCTAAGTGTGTGGTGGTGTCTACAGTCGCATTGCTCGGTATCTTGACCTTGATACCTCGGATTAGATATTTCCGGCTGGGAACACTGCTAAATTGACGCGAATCAAACTGCAAGCCAATTACGGCAGAGTTCGGGTAGCGGAACTTATTGTTAATAATCTCCGTATATGACTGGAAAAATGTTGAGCTAGTGCGGCGTGTGCTGGTTTCGTCTGCACTGACACGCACCATCCGAATGTCAACGGGAAAAGCGCCGTCGAGCGCCACCATGTAGTCCCGCTGATACCTTGCACTGCTCTTACCGCTGATCGTGTCTGAAATAACGTCGTTAAAACCACCACCGTTATATTGCACCTGAATCTTAATGCTGACGGAATGACCGACAATGTCGCCATCGTCCTCAATAATCCGAAGTGATGGGATCGTAAGAGTGACACGAACCCGATTTACATTAGTATTTGTAATCGATCGAGTAACGGGAGTGCTGTTTGTAACCTCAGCATTTACCGCTTCTTCGACTTGAATTCCACCAAAAAACGCAATGTGGGTTTGGGTTTGAGTGCCCTTCCGTCTAGCAACCTGAAAGGATGTAAAATTATACGAACCATCGGCATTTTCAATCGGCGTATCTTCCAGAAAAATACTTTTAAGGCCATCGTCTAAGCCGTAAATTTCGCCTTCACTAATTAAATCAACGACACTGGCAAACTGAACTGACTGGAGCGTATCGTCAGCTTCTGTAGGTGTATGCGAGCTGCCGCCGCCGCCGTCTTTGCTGCCGCTGCCGCCGCCAGAACCAGATACATACTTGGTTTGTGTCATGTTCTTAAATCAGCAACATCAAGACTGCTCGAAATAACTGCCGAGCCAGCAAACACCCGTCCATATGCTATCGGCACCGGCAAACCTTGCCTTGACGTATTAACGACGTTTGAAAAGCTAAAAGACTCAAGCTGAGCTGATTCGTCAAAATCCGGCACGTCGGGCTGTGGTGAGATTGCTTGAGCAATGCCCATAAAGGTCAAGCCAAGGCCAATCGTTCCAGCTGCAATAGCCAGCTTGGTTCCAAACGTTGCCGCAGCAAGCGTTCCCGTTGTTGGTGCAAATCCTGCAACACTCAAAGATACTGCAGGGTTTAGTAGTGCTAAGCCAACAAGAGCGATTCCTGCAAAAATCTGACCAAAACCACGGCCTGCACCTGCAATAACAGGTGTAATACTAAAAACTTCCCTTTCGCTCCAAGGCATGACTAAAGGGCTCAAGTCTTCGGTGACACGCTCTTTTCCGATCGTTACTCGATAGCCAACACCGTCTTTTTCGCTATCAATAAGCCACTTATCTAGCCCTGGAAAGTTTATACATAGTGCTTTCAAGGCTTGAGCTGGTGTTGCCGCTTCAAACTCAAACCGGCATTGACCAAGCCGTTTACGCAAAGCGCCGTAGACCTTAACGACTTTCATGCCTCAAGGCGCAAGCAGTGCTCTTGCCATAGTAACTGCTGCCAAGGGTGTAAACATCCCTGCTCGACAGCCTTCCCTGTACGTGATGCAAGATCTGAGAGTCACCCAGATAGATCGCAGCATGGTTTGGAACGGGTGAAACCAGCTGCATTAACAACGCATCACCGCGCTGCAGCTCTTCAACCGGAATCTTGTGGAACCCTTCCTTCTGGAAGTTCTCTAGATACAGGTTCTCACCATGATCCCACCACTGATCTCGGCGGTCATAATCTCGCAATTCAAGCCCCCACTCCCTTCCGTACCAATCACGGCAAAGGCTGTAGCAGTCCACAACACCGTGAACAAACTCACGCCCCACATACGGAAGCTCAAAGCCGTCCGGCTCGCAGTAGCCCCAGGCTTCAGTGTTTGGATTGATGATGAACCACGGCAGACCAGACTTTTCGCACGCAACACGATCAGCTGGTGATGGAGCAGGGTTGGTCTTGGGATGGCTGTGAACAACAGCAACCACCTCACCCTTGTCCTCTACTTCGTTCCAACCGTCAAGAACAAAGTGCTCATCAGGGGTTTCAGCAATGTTGTGGCACGGAAAGTAACGCCGACGTCCTTTGACGACAGCAACCAGGCCACAGCTTTCACGCGGGAACTCGTCCTTTGCTTGCTGAAGAATCTCAGCCTGCATCGTTGCTGTCAACTTCATCATTGAGTCAGTCCAGCTCCAGGGAACGATCCAAACGGCAGTTCACCATGGTTGCCAAACCGTAGCTTGCAGCTTGCAACTCGTTTGCCGCAAACATCTGCAGCCAACGTGCTAACGGGGTTGCCGTTCACGTCAAAGTAACTGCTGCCTGTGTAACTGCATTCGCTGCTGCGGTACACCCACTGACAAACGTTGGCCACGATCTGCCGTTTGGGCAGCTTTTGCCCCGCAAGGTCAAACTTGCTAGCCAGCTCAAATGTCACACTGTCGCGTGACTCATTTGCTTTTCGGTCCACATACCAGCGCTCATCAGGAAACTTGGCATTTGGATCAGCAGTTGCCTCGCCGTCTAAGAACTTCTTCAGCGTTCGAATCCGGCGAACTTCCGCTCCACCAAGGTCATTGCCTGCAGTGGTTGCGTTGACCAACAGCAAAAGCGTAGTCATCGTGCCGTCCAAGTTGCTGATCGTCAGCGTGGGACGGGGCAGCGTACCAGTGTTCGTGAACTCGAAGCCGTCTGCTTTGACTGGGATACGGGTGTACATGTTGCCGTTAAAAAGAACGTTGCCGTCAATAGCAGCGTTTGCACCGGCATGGAAGCGGTAAACGTCCGTACTGCCATGGAGCGTGTTGTCCAGATGCAACTCGAACAGCTCGATAATTGCGCTGGGGTTGAGCTTTGCTAGCTCCTCATACGCAGAAGCAATCGCCGTCCAGACACAAGTGTTGTCTGTGATCGTGCTACCAATATCTGTTGGCCAGCTGGGTTCAGACGAAGCTGACGTTCCAGCAGTCGTACACCGGAAAAACAGGCCGGATGCTTGATCTGTTGTGGCACGTCGGATGTCGCCAACAGAAAATGCGGTGCTAGCGGCCCAAGCTGCAACTGCCATTACGGTTCAAATACCTGACGAAACGTTGCCTGAATTGTGGCGCGATTCAAGTACGGAATCGACTTGCTCCATGTCTCGCAGACAAACTTAGAGCTACTGCCTTCACCAGGTGGGGTGAAGTCAAAGCTGGCAAAGTCTGCAGCTCGTGCATCCAGAAAGGTTTCGATCGTGTCAGCATCAGTCTCTGACACCTCAAACGTCAGGTTGAAAGTTTTGGGGTTTTGGTTGATGCCATACGTCAGCCTGGCCTCGTAGCCATCGCCAAACTGCACCTTACGAATGTTTGGTGCGCTGCTTTTTTGGATGCCGCCATTTTTTGGCGTAATCGACGGGAAAGTAGCCATCAGCTTGCGAGGAGACCGCCAGGACGTTTCTGCTTCACCAGTTCTTGCTGCACAGCAATGCCGATTGCCTTGCCAAGCTGCGAAGCCTGATCAGCATCACCTTCGACAGACGAACCAGAAGCATCTACGTTTACCGTCACGTTAGCGCTGCCCATTGCGTTGTTTGGAACGATATTGCCTTGCGCTCCAGGGACAAACAACTCAGGCCCACGCTCACCAACCATGTAAGGACGGTTTGCCCCAACAGGACCGCCATTCGCGCGACCAAAAATGCCACTTAGCAATCCGCCTGAATCCTTCTTGCCAATGCCGGTGGGAACACCGAATAAAGCCAGATTAACGCCGACATCGAGGAGTTGGTTAGCTATACGCCGCAGAACATTTGATGCAACTTCCCCAAGTGTTTTCGTGCCCTCGACAGCAGCACTAATGCCTTGAACAACGCCGTCTTTTATCGTCACACCTATTTGTTCGTAAATTCCTCTCATCTGCTCCGCAAGCGTAACCTGTTCTTGCAAAGCTTTATTGCCCTTTAGGTACTCTTCTACGATCTTTTTAAGCGGCTCTGGCATATTTTCTGTGGACTCTCGTACCAACTGGCGGAAAGTTGCTTCCTCGCGCCCAAACTCTAAAGTCTCTTCTAAAAACTGTTTTTGTTTTTCTAGTGGATCAAGCGTGCTGCGCTCTAAGTTAAACCTGACCATGCCAATCTTAAACAAGTCGTTAGCGAATTGAAGCTGGCTTTCCTTAAATCGGGCAGTTCGCTCTGACTCTGCCATTTCTTTTATGCCCAGCTCAGCATTCCGCGCCAAGAACTGCTGACGTGCTTTTTCTACTTCTAGAGTTTGTTTTACGCTGAAATTTTTATCTAGCTCTGCTTGTGCGATCAAGGCGTCTAGCGTAAGAGTGCGGCTTGTCAGTTTATTTCTTACGCCGAGCAAAGCAACTTGCTCTTTAAGGTTGTTACCGCCTAGCCCCTCCATATCTTGAGGCGTAATAATCGATGGCAACCCGGGAAGTTGAAATCGTTTTTGTCCGAGCAAGTCTTTAATAACGTCTGTCCGGTTTTCGCCGGGTACAAGCACTGTGCTCTCAAACTCTGCCATAGTTCCTTTGGCAAAAGTCTCTCTTTTAGTTGTCGAAGCAGTTCGACGCTTTAACTCAGACTGCAATAACGCTGCTTTTTCAGGGCTAAGGTTTTCTAACCGAGCACCCAGTTTTTGCTCGGTAGTAAATCGTTCCAGGACGGAATTAACGATTGCCAGAAACTTCGTTAGCGGGCCAGATACGAGTGAGAACAGCTGTGTTGTCAGCAGGCCCCAAAGCTTGGTTATTTGTTTTGTTTGCTTGCCTAGCTCTCGCAAGGACATGACGCCCTTGTTGCCGATTTGATCAGCAAGCTGCCCTGTGACAAGTGCGGCCAGCTTTCCTACTTCGCCTGTGCGCTGGTACTTGGCTGCCAGAGCTTCTTGAGCTTCATCCGCAAAAAGGGACTTCTCGCGTAAAAGTTCGAGAGTGCCTGTGGTGCTAGTTACTTTGACCCCTACCTCTGCCGCAGCTCGACCAAACGCTTCAATCTGCGAGACGATTGCAGAGCCCGCGATAGCTCCGCCTAGTCCGCCTACTGCGCCACCAAGACCGCCGCCAAGAGCTTGAAGCGGGCCACCGCCAAACAAAAGCGGGAAGCCTGCTCCTGTAGCGATGTCTCTAAACCGAGTTGACTGCGTAAAACGATTACGCAATCTGCCAAAAGCCCCTGGCCCGCGCTCAGGGCCTATGGGCTGGCTATACATAGTTGTTGGTATGCCTTTTCTATTTGACGTATCGTTTAGCCGCCTGTTTACTTCTTCGATCCGAGCAGCAAACTCTCTGTAAATATCGCTGCCCCTGTCTACATCTACAAGAACATCTTGAAGAACTTCTTGGTACGTCTGCAAAGCTTTTGTGGTGTTTGCAGGCTCAAACTTAAGTAGTTCGTTTAGCGTTAGTTTCCCAGCAAAATTAGGAAAACCTTCGCCGCCCTTTTGCATAAGAGCAAAGGCATCTGCAGTTTGTTTTGCAATTTTGTTAAAGTGTTCTAAATCTTTGAATGCGGCGCTAAAATCTAATTTTGTTATTAAGCGCTGTAGATCATTCCAGTCTCGGGAGTATTTTTTAACCTCTTTTTGAGAGGCTCTTACCATTGCGGTTGTATTTCTAATTGCGTTAGCACCGCCCATAAGGGCGTCTGAAGAATCTAGGAGTGCCCTGTTGGCCTCCATTTGCGCCTTTTTGTTTTCTCGTATTGCTTTATTTCTTTCTCTTACCGCTGCTGTAGATTGCTTTTGTTCTTGTACGTCGCCGGTAATTTTTAACTTGTTTACGTCTTTTGCTGCGTTCTTCAGCTGCTGAAGCTGCGTCAACAGCGATTTGAGCTGCTGCGCCTGTACGTTTGCTACTACGTTTATGCCGTATTCGGCCATGGCTAAACGCAGGGACTACTCAGTCAAGTCTATCGCGCTGACATCGTTCTGGCCCCTTTGCCTGAACGCGCACGATCCATCACCTTTTCCTCCTCTTCGCCCTTTATCTCGTAAAACGCGGCCCAGCCGACAAGCTCTTCTATCGTCAGGTTCTCCGAAAGCTGCCTGACTGTCATCCCTAGCTCTTTGGCTAGGGCGTAAAGAAAGAACCAATCGGAATCAGCTTTTCAGGTTTGCCTTCGCTTCCTCCACCTTGTTCTCGGTGCCAGAGGTCAGCATGGCCATTTGAATGTCCTGCAGAACAGCGGCTTCCACAGCATTCCTAAGAACAGCTTTTTCGCCGTCCTGGAAAAGACGCTTGCCTTCGGAATCCAGGGCTTTCTCAATCATCAGACTCAACGCAAAATCGCCCGCGTCGTCTGTACCTGCTTTTTTCTGGATTGACTCGCGCTCAGCAATAGTCAGAGGGTGCCAGTACACCTCCAAAATCGTTTCGCCGTCGCTCTCAACAACATGCTTATACAGCTGACTGACACCAAAGTTGTTGCGAAGAAGCTCTGCGGCTCGCATAAAAGACTAATGTGCTTTACGCACAATACTACGCTGTCGCCGTAAATTGGCAAGAAATCACAGCAACAAAATGGGATCGATCTTGAATGTTCAAGGGAGTAGGCCCAATAACCTCTAAAACGCGAGGTTTTGTACTGAAAGAATCGACGTAACCGGGGGCATTGACTGATGTCAGTCCATCAATCACGGATTCGCTGATGGCAGATAAGACTGACGTTCCAGCGGACTTTGGAACATAGACGTTGCACTGGATCGTCCCGGCGTAGTAATCCTGTGCGGCACCTTGGTTTTGAAGCGTGGACTGGCCAAAGTTGACCGTCATCAAAATGTATTTCTTGGTTTTGCCCGGAGTTGTGAAGGCTACGTTGTCGTAGACCATCAGCACTGTGTTGTCAGCAGCTGCAACCGTGTCGGTAACGGCTTTTTCAAAGGCGGCGCGGGCGTTTACGAGAGTCATGTTTACAGCTCCTTGTAGTCAATAAATTCTTCACCGGCTTGTGAACCGAAGAAGCCCAGACCCTGAGCGTAAGGCGAGTAGTTGCCGCGTCCAGTAGCGCGACCCTTCTTATCAAACTCGATGTCGCGGAATGCGACAGATATACGAGGCGCTTTGCCCGCTTTTTCTGAAAACATCTCTTTTACAAGACTGCCCAGTTCGGGGCCTTGCACAAAGTTGGCCACAATAGGATTTTCCAGGGCGTAAAGCGCATACTCCGTGGAATTGCCGATAAAAACACGGCGCTTGTAGCTGTACTCCTTCTTAACCGGAAACCGGGGTGAAATTGCTGACTGCCGCTCTGGTGATTTCTGCTGCACAGCCTTGTCGTTGGCCTTTTTGTACTCGCTCCATGGGGAATGTTCTTCTACACGGTCCTTAGGCTGAATCGGTTGGCTGGCTGCTTTCCAACTGGAAGCAAAAAATCCTGTGTAAACAGGGCTGTTATCCGCCGTTGAAAGGCGTTGGTGGATGACTTTAATTAGGGCGTTGAAGCTCTCCTGCAGATGCTGCTCCAGATCAGGTATTGCTTCTTCAATCGGTTTTTGCTTAGCCATCAGAACCTCACCATGACCACAAACAGATACTCTTGGTCGCCCTTAAATGTGTCAATTGCTGTTATTTGAGCAACGCGGTTAGAACCTGCGTACTTGAGCGTGATGGTGTCCTCAAAGGTCGGTTGATTGTCTCCGATTAAGTCAGGAGTGATATAGAGCTTTGCTTCGCGCTCTTCGCGGCCCTCCTCTTCCTGAGCACGCACAAACTCGACTGGAACGTCGAAAGAGTAAGCCGTGTCAGTCGTTGTCAGCGCTCCGGTGCTTGTGTTGTACGTCGGAGATGCTTTGCGGGTGTACGTGATCGTGTGGTCAAACGACTTACCCAGGTCAGCAACGACCTGCTTAGCGACGTTCTTGAACAGCGTGTCGAGTTGCCCTGCCATCTCAACCTCTCACAACGCGGACAGAATACGAACCGCTACCACCAAGGCAATAAGCCCCAAGATAAGACTGAAGCCAAGGATAAACGTCGAATACGTTATTAACAGTTCCAGTAGCCTGACTAGAAGTGTTGTACTTAACTTCCATCTCGCCGAGCTTGACCGATTCGTATAACCCCGTATCGCCGGTAGTCCCTGTAATCGAGTCCGTGTCATTAGCCAGTGCGTTGGCTAACTCATAAGTAGCGTATTTAATGTCGTTTGGAATCGCAGAACAGGTCAGCTCTACACGATCTACGTGATAATTGTTGCGAGGCCAGCTCAGCGCTTGGTCTGCATCGCAACGATCACCGTAAAAATTCAACGTGTCGATCCAGCGTGTGGCTGAAATCAACGCCCGGTTTTTGTTGTCGTCAGTCTTGTTGTCCCAGTTGGTGCTGCTTGGGACGGTTTCAAAATACGTGTTTGCTTCTGCCAGCGTTACATAGCTGTTGGCTGTCGCACTCTTCAGTGTGGCGTTGATCGTGGCAGCCATAGCGCAAAAATAAGGTGGCCCCACCTAATGGTAGGGCCTTTGCTCTGATCAAGATCAGATGGTGGTGGTATCCAGGGGGCTGTTGACGGTGAGCTGAACCATGGGGATCAGGTCGATGTCGTAGGTAGCAGCCCAGTTACCAGACGTAGCCAGAACGGCATTGGTCGGGTTGTCAGCAGCGTTGCTCCACTTGGTGCCCATCACGTGATAGGTGGAGTGGTAGTCAACAGACAGCACGTCCTGCTTGGAGAGCACGTTGCGGTCAGCTTCAATCCGAAGGTCCTGCTGTACACCCTCAAGGATGGTGCCGGACTTGGTGAGGTAGCAGTAGAACTCACGCTGGTGGCCAGAGGTGCCAGGAGCAACA